GCAGAGTTCAAGCAATCTATTCTCATGAAGAATAAGTGGTTGTGGTATCATGGAAAACTGTCCCAAGATGAGATCGACAGGTTCGGGTGGGCATATGATCCGTTCGATGGACTGAAGATACTCAAGGGTGACATGGCACAATTCGTCGAAGCTGATCCTGAACTACAGGAATCAGAGGCGAAGATCGAGTACCTTAAAACCACTATAGATACACTCAAGGATATACTGGAGAACCTGAAGTGGCGACACCAGACAATCCGTAACACATTAGAATGGAAAAAGTTTGAGGCTGGATTTTAATGGACATAGGTTTACTTGGGTTACTCGCAGTTTTTCTGTGTCCGATGGTATTCGGGGGTATCACCATGTACTACTCACACAAGACTATACATGAAGAAACATTGAATCGATGGAAGTCATAAAGTTCACAATGAAGAACTATGCCATGCTCCAGATGACGGAGTGTGCGCCTCATATCGTCTCCGAATTGAGTGAACACTTTACCTTTGAGGTGCCCGGCGCAAAGTTCATGCCCGCAGTGAAGAAACGAGTCTGGGACGGTAAGATTCGTATGTTCAACCGCACCAATGGTGAGATCAACGCGGGTCTATATGAATCTATTCGCAAGTTTGCAGCAGAACGTGGGTATGGGATCAAAGTAGAAGAATCCCCTTATGGTTACCCCTATGATCGCAATAAAGTCCCTCACATGGCGTTTCAGGAGTTCCTAGAGGGTCTTGACCTACCATTTAAACCAAGGGACTACCAGTACGACGCAATCGTACACGGAATCGAAAACAAACGCGCTATTCTGTTATCACCGACTGGGTCAGGTAAGTCATTCATCATTTACCTACTCGCACGATGGTATCTTGCAAACCATAACAAAAAACTTCTACTCATTGTACCTACCACATCGTTGGTAGAACAGATGTACAAAGACTTCTCTGACTACGGGTGGGATGTAGAGAACAACGTACATCGTATCTACTCCGGTAAAGACAAAGAGACGGAATGTCCCCTGATCGTCTCCACATGGCAATCAATCTATAAACTGGGACCACCTTGGTTTCAACAGTTTGGGTGTGTCGTGGGGGATGAGGTACACGGTTTCAAGTCTAAGTCACTGTCGTCTATCATGAACAAGTCTATCAAGGCGGAGTATCGTTTTGGTACCACAGGTACTCTAGATGGAACGCAGGTGCACAAGTTAGTTCTTGAAGGATTGTTTGGACCTGTACATAGAGTCACAACTACACACGAGTTGCAGAAACGAGATACCCTTGCTAAATTAGATATAGATATAATACTACTTAAATATGCGAGGGAACATTGTCAACTCACAGACAAAAGGACGTATCAAGATGAAATTGACTTCATCGTCAAATACGAAAAACGAAACAAATTCATTGCGAATCTGGCAGTCAATCAAACCGGTAATACTCTTGTATTGTTTAATCTTGTGGACAAACACGGCAAGGTTCTACGGGATCTGATACAACAACGACTCAAAGATGAACAACGATTCTTCTACGTCTCCGGAGAAACAAAAACCAATGATCGAGAACAGATCAGGAACATTGTCGATCGTCAAAAGAGTTCTATTATTCTCGCTAGTCTGGGGACTTTCTCCACTGGCATTAATATCAAAAACATTCATAACATCATATTCGCGTCTCCTTCAAAGAGTCAAATCAGAGTACTCCAATCGATTGGACGGGGATTGAGAAAGTCAGATGATGGTAGTGAAACAAAATTGTACGATATTGCAGACGATCTGCATTGGAAATCTAAGAAGAATTTTACTCTACTACATAGTGGTGAACGTATAAAAATTTATACGCGTGAACAGTTCCCCTATAAAATTACACAGGTACCTATATGATGTATAACGAAGCGAATTTCATACAACTCAAAATGACTTCAGGTGATGAGATCATCTGTGAAGTTATGGAGTGGCCTATGGGTGAAAGTAAAGATATGATTATTCGAAATGCTATGTCATTAAGTTTCCAGTGGGATGATACAGGAGATCAAATTTATGGTTTAAAACCTTGGTTCACAATGATTGAGAATCACGAAGAATATATAGTGATCAACTCAACTCACATTCTTGGTACATCAAAACCAAATAATTCTTTCAGAAGAGAGTATGTCGAAGCGGTCGATGAAATGCATAATATTGCAAAGAAACGTGAAAAAACTCTGGAAAGAAAAACTATGGCAGATGAACAGTCGTTTTTAGATGCGTTAGAGAAACTTACACAGGGTATGGCAGACAGAGATTCTGATAAGGATAATGTCATTCAGTTCCCAGACAAACCTAGTATTCACTAAGCGGCGTTTAACGGCTTTAGGGTACCATTTCTTTTTTCCTTTGTCAAGCCTTGATTTCATTAATTACTTTCGATATAATGGATGAAATTTATGGTTCGGAGAGTTATTATGAAACCTAAAGATAAACCTCATTACGTAAACAATGCAGATTTTTCACAGGCAGTTGTAGACTATGTGTCATTGTGTAATGAGTTGAAAGAGGGTGGCAAACCTCGCCCTCAAGTGACAGAGTACATTGCATCCTGTTTCCTCAAGATCGCAGAGGGGTTGTCACACAAAGCGAACTTTGTCCGATACACTTATCGTGAAGAGATGGTCATGGATGCTGTGGAGAACTGTCTCAAAGCTATCGACAATTACAATCTGGAGACTGCGACACGGACAGGTAAACCAAATGCGTTTGCGTACTTCACGCAGATCGCATGGTACGCGTTCCTACGTCGTATTCAAAAGGAAAAGAAACAACAGGACATCAAACTCAAGTATCTTGCAGAAACGGATATCGGTGATCTACTGGTAGATGACTATGACAACGAAGAGTCAATTCGTCAGACACAGTCTTTCGTGGATAGTCTACGAGAACGTATTGATGATGTCAAAGAGACAGATGCCGCCGTGAAGAAGTTTGCACAAGAGACTAGAAAACGTCGACGAAGACGTGTAGACTCAGATCTATCTGACTTTTTAAGTGAGGAAGATTTGTAATGTGGACTTATGAATGTGACGCAGGATCATACAAAGAGTCGTCCCTGTTTCGTCTTGTCTGGGCAATACACTCGCACCGTATGCACCATCTAATCAAACATGGGAGATATGCAGATTGAAGATCGCCATATTGAATGACACTCACTGTGGTATCCGGAACTCATCCGAAGTGATGATGGACTACCAAGAGAGATTTTATCGTGATGTATTTTTTCCGTACCTTCAAGAACATGGTATCACTAAGATACTGCACCTTGGTGACTACTACGACAACCGTAAGTTTATCAACTTCAAGTCGTTGGAACACAACCGGAAAATTTTTCTGGAAAAACTCCGTGAGTACAAGATGCACATGGACATTATTCCCGGCAACCATGATGTGTACTACAAGAACACCAACAACCTTAACTCTCTGAAAGAACTGTTGGGACACTACATGGAAGAGGTTCGCATCATCGAGAAACCGATGGTGGTGAACTACGACGGTCTAGATGTCGCACTTCTACCTTGGATTAATCAAGACAACGAAGAGGAATCTATGAAGTTCCTTAAAGGATGTAAAGCCACGGTTGTGGGTGCACACCTAGAGTTGGAAGGGTTTGAGATGCAGGCGGGTATCCCATGTACTCACGGTATGAGTCCATCGGTGTTTAATCGTTTTGAAACTGTTCTGTCTGGACATTTCCACACAAAATCACAGAGTGGTAACATCCACTATCTGGGATCTCAGATGGAATTCTTTTGGTCAGACGCGCACGATCCCAAGTACTTTCATGTATTCGACACAGACACGCGTGATCTGACGCCAGTTCAGAATACGGAAACTCTCTTCGAACGTCTATACTATGATGATACACAGACAAATCATTCTGTTCAAGATCTAAGACACCTTGACAATAAGTTCGTCAAATTAGTTGTAGTCAACAAGTCCAATCCCAAGATGTTCGATTCGTTCGTGGATCGTATTAACTCTCGCAAGATTCATGAACTCAAGATCGCAGAGAACTTCGAAGAGTTCGTCGGGGCGTCGGTCGAAGATGAAAAAGTAAAGGTTGAATCAACGGAAGACTTATTGTATACTTATATTGATGCAGTGGATACACCACTGAACAAAGACACCATCAAAGGTATGGTGCGTGAACTTATGGTTGAGGCGCAAACCCTAGAACTTGTATGATTACATTTAAGACTCTTCGTTACCGTAACTTTTTGTCTACGGGTAACGACTTTACACAAATCGATCTGAACAACACTCGATCCACTCTGATTGTGGGTCAGAATGGTGCAGGTAAGTCTACCATGTTGGACGCGTTGTCCTTTGCACTATTTGGTAAGGCACACCGATCTGTTACAAAACCGCAACTGGTGAATAGTGTAAACGGTAAACAGTGTGTTGTCGAGGTTGAGTTCCATGCTCTTGGATCAGAGTATAAGATTGTTCGTGGTATCAAACCTACCAAGTTTGAGATCTATCGTGACGGAACACTGGTCAATCAAGATTCTCATAACAAAGAATATCAAAAGGTACTCGAACAGAATATTCTCAAACTGAATCACAAATCCTTTCACCAAATTGTGGTGTTGGGTAGTAGTAGTTTCATTCCTTTCATGCAACTACCCGCACAACATCGACGTGAAGTGATTGAGGATCTACTAGACATCAATGTCTTTTCCAAGATGAACGGTATCCTCAAGGAGAGATTCTCTGTTATCAAAGAGAATGTTCGTGCGAATCAGTCAGAGATTGAGAACCTTGACTACAAAATCAACACACAGTCCAAGTACGTTGAGAACCTAGAAAGAAAACAGCGAGACAATCGTAACGAAAAATTATTAGAAGTTGCTAGATTAGAAGAGTCGATTACTAATGTACGAGTGTCTATGGTTCCCGCAGACGGTACATTCCTCAATGATTTATCTGACAGCATAAACAAGATCTCCGATAAAATCACTGAGATCAAAAAGTATGATCACCAGTTTGGGGTCAAACAGAAAGAACTCAACAAGGAGATATTGTTCTATGAAGATAACACCACTTGTCCCACCTGTGATCAAAGTATCGACGAAGGACTTAAACAAGAAAAGACCGAACACGCCGCAAAAGAATGGGACCGACTCGAAGAAGGTCGACACGTCGCATCGGAACAAATAAAGAGACTATCTGATCGTCTGTCACAAGTCAAGGAAGAGTCTGATACGTTGCGTGATAGTATCGCAGACTTCGAAAAGAAACAGATTCAGATAGATCAATATCAACGTCAAATCTCTGACATTCATGAATACCTTTCGCGTCAAAATGATGACATCGGTGACATTGATCAGGAAAAAGAAACTCTAGAAAGACTGAACAAGACTATCGGTCAGTTGCGCGAGATCAAATCAGAGTTATCAGAAACTGTCGCATACAATACTGTGATTACTGAGTTACTAAAAGACACAGGAATCAAGACAAAGATTATCAAACAGTATCTTCCTGTAATCAATAATCTGGTAAACAAGTATCTACAGGTACTAGACTTTTTTGTGTCTTTCCATCTGGATGATACGTTTAAAGAATCGATCAAGTCGCGTCACCGCGATGAGTTTTCGTATGACTCGTTCTCTGAGGGAGAGAAACAACGTATAGATCTCGCGTTACTCTTTACGTGGAGACAGGTGGCGAAGATGAAGAACTCAGTCGCGACTAACCTACTGATACTCGATGAGACATTCGATTCTTCTCTGGACGTAGAAGGTGTAGATAGTTTGACACAAATCTTGGACACACTGGGCGATGACACAAATGTCTTTATCATATCACACAAGGGTGAACTCCTTGACGGTAAGTTCGAAGACAAGATTGAGTTCGTCAAGAAAAAGAACTTTAGTACTATACAATGACAGACTATCATTTTAGAGCACACCATCCAATGTTGAGTGAAGAGGTTGCCGCAGAGGCATCTTCTTACATCGATTCATTGATAAATTCTGGTGACCACAACTGGTCTACCAATTTTGGTTGGTTACGTAACGGAAAAGAAAACGACATCAATAATCCAAGGATGGAACGTTAT